AGTTGTGAAATACAAGATAGCGCACAACTTGCCAATGACAACCGCGAAAGAGGAATTGATGGAAGATTTTATAAATGACTGGGCTGAGAACTTTGAGTATGAAACATTGAACTAATTATACAGGAGGCGCGACTGCAAGCGTAGAATGCTAAATAAATCACCGATAATATAATGGCTGCTATGGAACTGGAACTTAGCAGCCTTTTTTGAAAAATTTTTGAACTTTAGGTAGATATCTTTTATATTATTATTGTAAAAATAAAACAATAAGGAGTTGTAAAATGAAGAAGAGAAGTTTTTTGATAATGTTGATAACGTTGGTAGTACTTGCGACTGTACATAGTGAATCACTAAAAATAACAAGAGAAGAAAAGGCTCTTGACAAGGTAGTCATTGAATACGAGGCCACAAACGGAAAAACACTAAGAATGTTCAAATACACAAACAGGACTGCTAAGGAAACTTTCAGTACTCTTGTAAAGTTGTATGGTTTTCCTGTTGCAATCCTCACTGTTGATAGTGATGCTATACCTTTTTTCAAAAAAGAGGGCTATTTTTGTATTACTTCAGAGGGTCATATAAACTTTACAGTGTATGATAAGACTAAGAACAACGTTCTAATGTATGCTTTTTCAACTTCTATTTTGGAAGAATAATATCTAAAACAAGGTATGCTTTCTGCGGATATTGAGTAAAAGTACCATATCCGTAGATTGTATTACCTAGAATGTGTATATAAACCATTTCCTGTTTTTCTGTAGTAGCCCATCCCCAAACATCATAAGGAACACTTACAGATAATGATTTCAAAGCAGTAAACTTTTCCAATCTTTTAGGAATGGTAAGACTTTCTCTAATACAGAGCAAATTACCTGACCTGAATGTGTTGCCATTTCCTTCTAAAAGCTGAATGTTTTCCTTGTAATCTAAATCTTCATTTTGATAATTCTCAACTTTTTCATTTATAGAAGCAAATCCCTTATTCAATTCATCAGCTACAGACTTATCAAAAAGTCCAGAATCTCTTTTTATTGTTATAACCATTAGTAATACCTCTCATGAATAGAAACGCAATCAATTGGTCTTAGTTTAGTAGCAACACATAATGTACAATACTTGCAGGAATTAGCACAAACAATCAATGCTTTATTTACTTTACATGTAGTGCAAGCATTAGTGTTTGTAAGGCACGTGCAATAGCAGTACTTTGTATCAAGGTTACACCTATATAAATATGAACAATAGCACATGTTACTTGTTGGACTGATAGACATACTAAAGGTTGTTGGATTCAAGTTCCATTTCATTTTACCAGTAGTTCCATCAAAACCACATAGGAAAGGTCCAACACTACCTGCATAGCAACCAATTTTATTTCTAGTTGTTGAATCCTGACACCACATGCAGTCACAAATTACATGCCACAATACTTCCATAGAGTCAAAACAGTATGTCAAATCATAGCAAAGATTTTCACCATCAAAACGATAGCCTGTGGAACCTCCATTAGGATAATAAGAACCTAAAATCATACATTGAGTCTCAGTTGCACCACAGCAATAGACCAGCTCATCTCTAGCACATACAGGATTCATTGTCAAACACTGTAAAGGTACTGTATAGATAAGGAGTCCCAAGTTATCTACCTGCACAATACGGTCAGTGTGTACATTATAATGTGAACCCATAAGGTATTTGTTTCTCATATTCATACTGCCATCCTCAAATGAGGGAACATTTCTGAAAGCACAAGCAAATACGCATTTTTCATGTACTGGGGTAACCCAAGTACAGCAGGATGTTACACAGACATAAGGGCCTTGGTCATCTTCTCCAGGAGTACAGGTAATACAACATCCTTCTAGATAAGTAGCATCACACCAATAGCAAGAAGAACCTGGGCTAGTACAATCCTGAATAGCATTATATTGAATACAGCAATACCCTTCCGTTACACTTATTGTAGAAGTTGAACTGCAAGTATTGGTTATTGTCAACCTACCGTTTCTGTCTATGTTACCTAACCAAGCACCTCCTGCAATAACTGGTGTACCTGCTTTTCTAGGTCTTTTATTTCCACATAATACTTGGCCTTTTTTGATAGCTCCTGTGTAAGATAATATACCATATTCCTGTTCTGTTTTATCAGGTGTAGTGCATGAAACAAAACAGTTGAGGGACTGAATAACGTTATTGAGCTGAGACTTTTTTACTCTATCCTGTTCGGATGATACATAGGTTACTTGGTTCATTCGGCTTCTCCGCTAAAATATACAGAATAATTGAGCATATTGTCATTTTCATCTTTTGGCCAATCCTCTACATGGTCAGGTACAAAAGAAATTATATTATTATTACCACTTGATGAAACAACAATATGTCCAAGTTGTCCCAAACTTTTAGTAGGTACTGTATCTGAATGACTTCCTTCAGCAGTAAACCTTGTCAAATTTCTTTTAGTCTCAAATAAACCATATTGCTGACCATTTATAAAGTTGGCAGGATTTAGAATAAATGACAAAGAAAAATATCCAAGATAATAATAGTCTTTGAGGTCAAGAACTCTACCATATTTAGAAATAGCAAGATGAGATATTTTTGGAGCGTCTTTTTGTTTCTGTTTTGCCTTAGACTCGAAAGACCTTCTCAATGTACGAACTATAACATTGATGTAATCTATCTGATTTTTATTGTAACCAGATGTAGAAGATAAAAACAATGGGACATTATTATAAAAAGCCATAAATTAGGCTCCTTGCTGCATCATACCCTGTTGTGGCTGCTGAATTACATTTATAATGTTCTGTTGTAAAGCAGTAGTCTTTTTCTTATTTATTCCCATCTTTTTAGAAAGTTGAGCAGGCTGAGGTACAGCTGACTGATTTACTTGTTTATTCTGGTCCTGAGCAAGAGTATTTGAAAATGTATCAATAAAAGATTTTCCAAAGTTATTTGTCATAATCATCCTCTAATCTAATATTTAGTGTTTTTCTTGCTAGGGCAGCTACTAATGATAATGCTGCGGCTGCAACCATTCTACTGTCAAAACTTTCGATTCCAGTTTCTGGGTCTTTACTTACAGCAGAATCCAACCCAGGAACTTTTTTCAAGGCCTGTGTAACAAAACCTAAATGAGTAGCCCCGTTATCATCTGGTCCACCTTTGTTTGGGTCATAAACCCATTCAAGAAGTGGAATGTATTTTGCTACTGCAATCAATTTATCAAGCTCTTCAGCCTGAGCTACATCTGCTGAAGGTGCTTCATCTTTGTAGTTTTCAAAGTATGATATGTCCATTTCTACTCTCCTATATGATTACCAAAACTTTCTCTTTGAACTGAACATCTTAGAGTTGGCAGCTTTTCCATCATAAGCAAATTTTTTGATTCCTTTATCAGAACCGCCCGGAATGAAAGTATTAGCAATTTCACCAGCAACTTTTGCAGCATCACCTGCATAACCCATAGCAGCACCAAACTGAGTGATACCCTGTTCTGCTCTAAGCCATTTTGCTGTTTCATCAGGTGTCAATCCCGCTTCCTTAGCATAAGCAAGTTTCTTTACAATTTTCTGAGCTTCAAGGTCATTCATCAATGTAGCTAAATCCTGAGCATTGATACCCTGCTGTTTCAAAATAGCAATCTGAGATTCAGTATTCAATTCATTCATTACTTTAGCAAAATCTCTATCGAGTTCTTTCTGTTTAGCTTCCCATTCCTGAGCTTCTCTCTGAACATCAAGTTGAGTATTCTGTCCACCAACAGATGCATTTACCTGAGCGGCTTTCTGAACATCTTCATCAGAAAGATTTTTATAAGCATCAACATCTGAAATGTTTGCTTCCTGAGATGCAGCCCTTGTCTTTTCAATTGTCTGTGCTTCTGCAGTTCCAGCATTCATAAGTGATTCATAATCTTTTTCAACCCGATTCATTCTCTCAAGATCTTTCTGAGGTGTAGCACCAAGCTCGAAGAAATTGATTGGTGCAATTGGAATACCAGCAGCAACACCTAAAGCTGATATAGCAGCAGAAATAAGTGTAAGAGCTGCAGCCCAACCTTTATTTTTTACCAATCTTGTATTTTCTTCTGTATATACATAAGGAACATAATTACCGTTTGCATCATAAGAACCTTTCAGAATAGCCTGTCCATCTGGTGAAACTACATTCTGCAATTCAGCAGGATTGCCACTTGTAATTATTTCATCAACTTCTTTTCCTTCATCAGACTCTACGATGTCAGCAATAGCATTTTCTGGGATGCCCTGAGCAGTAAGTGCTTCTGTAAGATTGGTTGGAGCTGTTTCTTCTTCAACTTTAGTTTCAGAAGCAATCTGTTCAACAGCTTCAGCATTTTCTACAGGTTCTTTTGCAGCTGCTTTTGCATCTTCAATAGCTACAGCAGTTTTATCGCCTTCCTGAACGGCTTTATTTCTATCTCTTACTTCTTCAGTTGAACCATTGTTTTCAAGAGCTTTCTTTTCAACTTCTTTCTGAGCATCAGCATCTGCATCAACTTCTTTTTGCATTGCTTCATCAGCCTTTTTAGCGTCATCTTCTTTCTTCTGTTTATGTAAAGCTTTCTTTGTATCTTTAGCCTTCTGTCTCATAATTGAATCATATGAAGGTGTATTGCTTGGTACAACTTGTTTTCCGTTTACATCAATGTTGTCATATTTTGCCATTTTTTATTCTCCTCTTATTTTGAAAGCCAAGTTTGAAGTATAGAATTAGCGAGCTGACTCTTTCTATTGGCTGAGCTGTCTGCATTTGCTTTTTTAGTTGAAGCAATGCTTGATGCAGTATCATATTTATTTTTAGCTGCAGAGGAAGCTAAGTCAGCTTTATTCTGAGCAGCAGTAAGTGCATTTGTAATGTCAGCTTCATTGATTGACTGAGCCATTGAAGTATTTCTTGCAGCTGATGCATCGAATCCAGAGGAAACAGCATCATTAGCAGCCTGAGCTCCTTGAATTGCACTCATCAATTTAGAGCCTGAAGTCTGCATTGCGGCAGCTTTAGCATTTTTCTTAGCAAGTCCTGCTTTGTTAGATGCCTCTGTTGCAGCTGCTTCTTTTCCCTCAGCTCCAATCTCTTTCAAAGATTTACGTTTAGCCTGAGCAGCTGCTACATCACTTGCATAAGTATCACTTACACCTTTCATAGCAGCTTCATAATCAGCCTGAGCTTTTTTCATTTCTTTTTCATAATCACGAGTTGATTCTTTTCCACCAGAAAAGTAATCAGTAATTCCATCCCATATATCCTCGAAGATACTAGCCATAATCTATTTCCTTCCTAATAATTTACCAGTAATATATACTTGAGCAAGTGCATCATCAAGATAACCATTAGTTAGTAATGAAATACCTAAAGCCTTGCTCAAAATGTTATCATCTGATACCGCATGAGTTATATAACCTTTTATACGCATATCAGATTCCAATTGCATTTGTTTTTCTTGTTCTGTTTGCTGAGGAGCATTTGTACTATTTACTTGTTGAAGCCATGTTTTATAATTTTTATAATCGTCCATAACGTACTCCTACATCATTTCTAATTCTAGTTCCCTGATTACTTCTGTTTATTGAAGCATAGAATGCAGTTTCATCCTGTGTAAGTTTTGTCTGCAATCCATCACCTGTCAAACCATTCAATGCACCTAACTGAACTGCTAATCTGTCAATAAGAACATCAAAGAATGTATTTTCAGGGAATTCCAAAACTGTATCAGGAACATAAGTTGTAACTGCTAATCTTCCTTCGTCATCCTGAATAAGAAGATACTTTCCTGTTTCATCATCTGTAAGAATGTCTGTACCAATGAATGGAAAGTATTTACCTTTTGAAAGCCAAGGATTTATTTCTGCAGAATCCCAGTTTGTATCAAATACATAAATGAAAGGGCTGTCTTCATCTTCATCAAAATAAGTAGCAACTATATGCTCATTGTCATTTGATATAGCATAACACTGAAGACCCTGTTCTGACTTATCAAAATAATCTGTTACATCTTCACCATTCCATAAAACCTGAGAAAGAACATTGTCAGTGAATGAATAAGAAATTGCTTTATTGTTGAATGGTCTTGTTGGTCTTACAGGTGCACTTTCTAAAACTGTATCTTCTTTTGTATCAATGTTGTAGTTATGATAATCTGTTCCATCAAAGTAATAAACTTTATACTCATTTTCAATTGGGTCATAATCCATAAAAGGAACAAATGAAGTATCATTAGTTTTTCGTAAATACTCCACATCACCTGAGGCTGTAAGTACTTCTGGTAAAGTCTGATACCTTACTGTATACTCTCCACCATTTTCACCATTTATAATAATTGAACCATTTTCAATAGAATAAGTTCCTGGGATGTTATAGCTGTTTGAGCTTTGATTTAGATAAAAATACTTGCTGTTCCTTGCTACTGAAACTATTTTGTAGCAGTCAGAAGGTAAATCTGCTTCAGTTCCAGTAAATCTAAACTCTGACATAAATGCCTGAGAAGTTGCAAGTTCATTGTAGAGTCCAGTATAAACATTGTTCAATAAATGAACAAGCAACTGGAAGCTAAATGCCTCACTATTCTGAGTTTGAGATAACTGTCTAGCTAAATCTATAATTTCTTTTGCGCTGTAAGTCATACTATCTATTCTCTTTTATTCTATTTGTTTTTGTTTAGTAAACTGCAATGTTATCAATCTTGAAGTCTGTTAGGTTTGGTCCTGGCCAAATGTAATAATCTCCAGGTCCAGTTCTTACAACTGCTATAATAGGAAAGCATCTGCAATAAGAACAATTACCTACAAATTTGGTTGATGAAATTGCACTATAAGAAGTAGGCAAACAACTTGAGTAACTCGGACTTTTCAAACCACCATAACTGAACATAGTGCATGAGTAAAATTTATCATAGCTGTCGCAATTATAAGGTTTTGCATCCATCATATAACAATTGAAAGCATGTACAAGGATTTTTTTGTCTGGATATCTAGAGTACGCGCAACAATAAATAGTGTACTGAGCATCAAATAATAGAGTGCCACCACAACTACCCCAGCAAGCCTCTAATTTACTTGCATAAGGCTCAGGTAACTTGTATGTAACTCTGTCGGTTGGATAGCTTGCATTAGCTCTTTTGCCACAGTCATCATTTATAATCTGCGTAAAGTTTACAGGACAATATGGTATACCACTACAAGCACTCTTTGTGCAACTACATATGCAATTTACAACTTCTTTTTTATCTTCAGTAGAAAGAGAAGGTGTAACTGGAGTAGTACTTGTGTTACTAAAAATAGTACACAAAGAACCATCTTTCAGTTTTATCAGAACAGTATCAACATTTGTAAAACAATTGATAACAGACATTCTATTAGACCTCCTCAATAGTCAGCATATTAGAGGTTTTATCGTAATTGAACTTGACCATGTTGTTTTTTACATCTCTGAGTTCAGTATCTAATGCATCAATATCTTTTTTCAGACTTTCACCCGTTTCTTTTATTGCAGCTGTATTATCTGCTATTTCATCAATGACTGTTCCATCATTAGACAATAGTATTGAGCCACTAGGCGGGATAATATGATTTTGATATGTTATGTTTTCTTTTGAAGTATTTGAGATAACCTTCATTTATTTCTCCTTTATAAACTTTCCAAGGTCTTCTTTTGCGCTGTAAGTCATACTATCTATTCTCTTTTATTCTATTTGTTTTATGCTGTTTTTATCCAAATGCGTACAGTATAATTCTTTGGTCTGTTTTCTGCACCAGTAGCAACTGCAACTGTCTTTGATGTATGTGTATGTTCTACTGTATAGCATGATGTAGCTGAAGGAGGGTTATGAGTATGTTTTACACATCCTGTGCAAGTAGATGCTGTCAAACATCCATAAGATGCTGCAGCCTGACAGTTTCCAAAAATCGCAGGAGAACCAACAGTAGTAGTTGACTTATTAGTTGAGTACAATTCCCAAGTACCACCAAATAAATCAGCAGGGGCTGACTGACCAGGGTATTGAGTATAAACAAAACCAACGGGCATCGGGACACCGCCAGATGTTGCGCTAACCAAATTATTGTTTCTTTTTACATAAATCATGCGCTTCTTCTCCATATTCTAACTGCAATAGAGTTAGGTCTTGTTTCTAAGCTATTACCACAAATGCAATAACAGTGATAGTGGACTGCACAGTTACCAACACCTGTTCCAGATGTTGCAGTACAAGAACATCTATAACGAGAACAAGCAACTGAACCCGAACAACCACAAGAATGCGTACTTGTACCATTTTTGCAATCTTGCATACTGTGGCAGTGACAACCTGCATTAGTAATCGTAGTACCTACTGTAGTACTACATTTAGTAATAGAGTTACAGTTCATATAGTGACACGCACACAAACCTACTGTGCTACTGATTACTGGGAAGTAACCATCATTATTTCTAAAATAGTAATCTGTCCAGTTAGATGTAATATCTGTCCAAGTAGTTCCAGGAAAAAGTGTATTTGGACTGGACTTACCAGGAAATTGTACATAAACAGTACCTATTGGTTGTAAAGTATATTTTTCGCCTGCAGCTACGAGGCTAACTAATGTTTCATTTTGTTTTATATAAATCATGATACTCTCTCCCAAATCCTAAATCCTATAGATACTGGACACATGAGTGTTGATACACAAGTATGATTTGACCAAGTTACATTGTGTGTATGAGCTGACATCATGTTTGCTGGACAACAATAAACTGGGCAAGATGTAGAACAGTGATTTACAGGTTGAGATGAACCACACGCTGTTGAGCCTGATTGACGACAATAACAAGTTGGATATGTATGAGTATGACCACATCCAGTAGTGGTAGTATTAGACGTCGGGCATGATGCAGTAACATTACTTTGGCTACTATAACAGCAGCCAAAGCAAGAACTATTTGCTCTCATGTATCGGCCATTCCAAGTACTTGTTATGTCATTCCAAGTTCCTGGTAAGCCTAACTCAGCCGGAGTCTTTGTATTGTAATACTGAATATAAACATAACCCACTGGATAGTTTGCATCCAGTGTATCTGACGTAAATCCAGATACTAACTGTCCATTTCTTTTTACATATATCATATCTTTTAGTCCAAAGTTATAATAATCTCACCCTCTGCAATATTTGCTAAATCCGCAGAAGCACAAGAATAAGAATCATAAACAGGAATGATACAACTGTTTATACCATATGATGGTAAGCAACTTGTATTACTGAACAACACTTGTCTTTTACCAGTAGGTGCCAATGTAACTGCATTTCTACAAGTAGCATTCCAAGTAATAACGTTACCATCAGACATATTAGTAGCTTCATCTCTTGTCAGAATCGGCTGATTACTTGAAGCAACAATAATAGTGCTTGTAACAGTTGAATAGTAAATAAGGTCATATTTAGTCAAAGCATCCAATGCTGCAATTTCAGTTGGGTCTATTACTAATGAACCAATGTCAAAGCTACCACCAGAAATTGTTACTGGACCGTACCAATCAGAACCAGACTTATGATAATATCCAGTTCCGTTGTAAACTGTTTCACCAAGCTCAATAGCAGTAAAGTTTGATAAAATACCAGTTGGATATGTAGTTGCAGTAGTTCTTGTCAAGCCTTCATACCAAGTAGAATTGAACTTGGAAATGTCAGTAAATACTGTAGAAGAGCTGCTTGCACTATCTGAAACCCGCCATTCACCACTGTTATCAGTAGTTATTGAAGCAATTGAACCATTACCATCATAATTGTTTACAGCAATACCAGAGTATTCATTATTCGCTAAAGCCGAGCCATTATTATCTCTTGTTACAATGAAATCACCAGTTGATGTAATTTGCGTTTCAGATGTAGCAGTAATGTTTCCATCTACATACAAGTCGCCATGAACAGTAACATCAGAGTTTGCAATAATCTGACTTGCTCTAATGTCACCATCTACATTGAAGTTTCCTTTATGACAATTTACTGTCAAACAATCGATTGTTGTAAGTCCAGTAATGTTTGTACAACATGCACAAACACTTACATCTGTAGCACTTATTGAATGTGTATCAGAAGTGAATCCAACATCACAGCAAGCAGTTACTGAAATGTTACCACCTTGAGCACATAATGTATAATCACCTGCAGAAATTGTTTCAGACTTTCCACAAGCATATCTTTTATCTACAAAGTCATCGTGTACTTCTAACACAGTACCTATGTTGCATTTTGTTTCATTTCCGTTTGTAGTTGTAATATAGTTACCACAAACTGTATTAGAAAAATTGCCAGAAACGTTTACATCTATGTTAGATACAGAAGATATACTCAAGCAACATTTAGATGTAATGCCAAGATTTTTATCTGTATCAGACTCTATGCAAGAAGTTATTATTTTGTTACATACTTTTGCATCGCATTCAATTTCAATATCACCGTGAACGCAAGTATCACAGTTCAAGTGTTTGATTGGATAAGTGTTATTTGATGTTTCACCTTCGTATGTAGCCAAACCCCTTTCATCAAACAATGAATCAGTCATAGATGGCTTGAAAACGCCAGTAACGTCATCACAAGTTTTTACTGCTTCATAACAAAGCTGTGAACATTCCTTTCCATAGCCGTCTGCACATTCACAAACGCCTTTTCTTACAACTGTTCTTGGACAACCATTTACCCAAGTAACACTTTCTCTTGGAAGTCCTGGACAGTCAGAGAATGTAATCAAACCACCTCTTGTACCTTTTGTAGAGAACTCACCAGTATCACAGTCATAACCACCATAAATGTTTTCTTTTACACGAACATTCGCTACTTCTGTTTCGGGTACTTCAAATGCAGTTGCATAGAATGTACCAAATACTGTAAGACCACCGTTCAGTGTGTCTTCATTACCATATATAACTACTTGGTCAGAATGCTCTGCTGTATAGATTGTATCATATAAAGAATAATCTGGTCCTTCATCTGTAAGATTTGGGTAGATTTCATAAGTAGGTTCTTCAGTTTTATCAAAGTTGTCATACTTGTAATAAAGTGTCTTTACGTTAGACTGAGTAATGAAAGCTAGTCTGTCTTGGTCTTTTCTTCTCAATAACTGATAGAAATCCCATTTTGTAACACCAGAATGGATAAGGATACCAGTTCCTTCACGGTCACCTAATGCAGTACCCACCCTGTCTGAGAATGCTGTATCAATAGTTGCAGAGAATGCAACATCGTCGTTTGTATCATACGCAACTAAATGTACTCGACCTTGAAACTTTGGCGGTAAATTGAATAAATAAAAATCTGTATCGTCTTTTTCGGTCGGTTCAACAAAAGAATCCATAAGTTCAGCTTTTGCTCTAACTGTCTGAGAAGTCAAATCTCTAATTTCTGCACAAGAAGAAACTGTCAAGGCTGGTGTTTCTACTGAGCAAGATACACGAGCACAACCAATGTTTGCTTCTACTGTATTTGACTGCAGTGCTTGAGCAGCTTTGTATGTATCTAATGCTGATTGAACATTGCAAGCACAAGTCAAAGCATCATTAGCGGTGCAAACAGCATTAGAAGCATCTGATATAGCACAAGCGGTCTTTTGAGTATAGTCGTCTACAACGTCAACACCATTTACCATTACTTGAGTAAATGAAGCTTCACCTGCGGATATATTTCCTGCAATGTCAACATCATCGCTTATCTGGATGCTTTCCTCATCCTTACTTTCTATTGTATCAACTTTTAGATTAGTTGCTTTTACAGAGGTAGTATCAACTTCTGACGCTAGTTCATTTTTATCAACTTTATTGTCTAAATCAGCATCAATTGCAACAAGGTCAGTTACAACCTGGCTCATGCTGTCTTGAAGCTGAGAAACATCATTCTGTAAATCTTTTATCTGCTTATTGACAACGGCATTACTTCCTTTACCGTTTGCGTTATTCAATTTGTTTATCATCTTACAGTTTCCTTTATTCTATTTGTTTTACACTTCAAGCTTAGTGAATTGTATCTTAGAAAGAGTTACTTGTACATTAGTTAGCTCACAATTTGAGAACCATTTACACAATTTACTTTGAGATTATCGATGTTTATCTGACAAGTAATAGTAGTTTCATTTGCATAAATGTTGTATGTATCAAAAGTGAATCCGACATCACAGCAAGCAGTTACTGAAATGTTACCACCTGGAGCAATAACAACTCCTTTATAAATTATGTTGGTGTTACTTGTGTTCGATACATACTTCATCTTTTTTCTCCCTTGGCTCAAATCCTTGAAGTCCTTTTGTAGTAGCAACCATAGCAGTCAATACTCCTAAAAGTACAACTTCCTTGTCAAAGAAAGCCAAATCAATTGGCATTCCAATAAAATGAGATACTACAAAAATTAGTAATGATAAGGCAATTACTACAATGTCAAAAAGAATTACTGTAGCAAATGCCCATCTTGTACTTGAGAGTGTTGTATTATCATCGGCCAAATCTCTAATTGTTTTTAGCATCTTCATTACCTTTCTTTATCTTATTGTCAATCAACAATGTAACTTTAGCAGAAATAACAGCAAGCTGATTAGAAAACTCTATAAAATTTTTATTCATTTCAGAAAGTATCATATTTTGAGAAGCTACTTGAGTTTGCGTATTTTGAATCTTTTGTTCCACCTCTCCCTTCCATTGACCTACACTAGTCCATAGCTTGATAAAGGGTATTAGAAAGATAACAGCTTCAATTCCCAAAGCAACAACAATAGTCAAGTACATTTTACCACTCCCTTTCGCAATGATTTTTTGGTATTGCGATAAGAACTTTCCTAATATAATCTGGTTCTTTATCAAGCATTACCTTGAACACCTTTACATATTTATCAGATACAGCTTCATTTACATTCTCTTCCATACCTGCGTTGTAGTCTTTAGCAAGGTTGGCATTTTTAGCTTGTTCAACATAACCAGAATATTTATTATCCAATGCTGAAGCATTATCTGATGTTGCTTCACCATAAGTTGCATAGTTTGGATTTATGCTTGTATTATTGCTTGGTAAAGCAACATTTACATCTCTACCTTTGTTAGTAAGATTAGGGTCTGGCGTTCTCATATAGTCATTGATATTGATATTCAAATTAGACCATGTTATAATGTTCTCACCTAATTCATAAACGTTTCTAATAACATTATCAGTGTTTTCAGATAAACCACCCGAGCCTGCTGCTTTTATTGAGTCAATACCGTCTTTGATAGCAGCAACAGCTGAAGCAGGATTTTCTACAAATCCCATAAAGCCAGCAATAACCTCTAATGCTCCAGCCATACCATTTGTATAAGTACCAACTGATTTGGTATCACCAAAGTTGGCTGGTTCTAATGACCTGTTATAAATATCATTCATAACATTTACAGCGCCTGATTCATTAGTACCAAACATTACTTCTTCATTAGTTGCTTTACTTCTTGAGACTTTTGTTGATATATCTAGACCAGCTTTTCCTACAGCAGAAGAACCTGCTCCCATAAGAATAATACCTAAAGCTGGGTTGATAGCAGTAACAGCACCACCTAACAAAGCAACCATTGTACCTAAAGTACCTTTTGCAGCAGCTGCTAAATAGTCAGTCCATTTCAAAGTATTCTTGTCAAGGAACTGTTCTTTTGTCATTGTTTTGGTATTATCAACAGTCTGTACAGCCATTTCTTTTTTCCAGGCTTCTGAGTATTTATCTCCAGTAGTATTTACGGCACCATTGAATGCTGCTGACTTCATCAATGCAATTGCAGCATCTTTTGTACACTGAATGGATTTAGTATATTCTGCTAATGCTTTTACTTGATTTTTATCTAATGTTACTCCGGAGCTTCCTATACCTCCCATGTCTGAACCAGGAGAATAATAAGTAGGCATTTTTTCTGTAAGTTCATTTATTTTATCAGTAATAGTTCCTAAGTTTTGTTTTATAGATTTTTCATCTAAATTACCTAAACCGTAACTGTTTGTTCTTTCCTCGATTGCAGATGTTTTATCATAAATTCTCTGGGCAATTGAGAATATATCAGAACTGAACTGTTTCAAGTTTTTATTTTCTCTAATATCCTGAAGTGTACCACCCTCTGCTAAAAGGTCTCTAACCATTGTCTCAAATGTTGATTTACCAACAGTGGCCAAATCTGTTATTTGTTCTGACAATTCCTTTTGAGCAACATTAGCATCTCCATTTATATCAATGGAGTCTACTTTTGAGGCAATTTCATTCAAACTTTTGAACTCAGATGTGATTTCTTTTGAAATGTTTGTAGGAGAAGCTGCTTTTTCACCAGCTGTAATATCAGGTCCAGTGATATCTGACATAAATGAATCAACACCAACAGTACCATCGCCACGACTACCAGCTAAAGTTCCTGAGAACTTATCATAATCGACATTTGATATAATATCATCATACTTGAAGTTGATTGTGTGGTCATCTGACTTTGTCAATGCAACTGCAGCTTGATAAGCATTCAGTTTACCAGCAGCATAAGCATCCATAATGTCTTGCTTTGTAACTTCTGGTGCGCTTTCATAAGCAGCCCAAGCATCATTGTATTTATTTACTAAATAATTATAATTTCCTTCAACATTATTTTTATATTCTGTAGCTTTTGAAAAAACTGATTCAAAACCTTTGCTATCATTTGTTGTTTGAACGATGCTTTTACCAAACTCTCCATCATTTGAATATACTGATGTTATGATTGTTACTTCGTTACCAGAAACAGATATATCAGTTGTGTATTCATTTCCATATTTATCTGTATATTCATTTTGGCCTGGGATGAATGTATTGCTATCAGAGTCAAACCCATCCAGAATTGTTTTGATTTGTTCAGCTGATGCATAAAGATCAGCACGTGATTTCAATACAGACTCACCTGCATAATCCATCTCTTCTTTATAATCACTTTTTGTTTTCTCTTTTATTGGAGAGTAAATGTCTTTGTAGTTTGAAATAAAGCTTTCAAGAGCATTCAGCTGTTCTTTTGTATTTTCAAGTTGTTCTCGAGCAGCATTTGTTTTCGTTTCGTTTCCAGATTTTTCGTATTTCTCAAGTGCTTTAGTCAATTCTGAAACTTTGAGAGGTAATGTTTCAAATGAACCCCAGATGCCATTTGATGTGTTTTCACCTTTTCCTGACATACCCAAAGCGTATTCATACATTGCATTGAACTCTTCCTGAGTCATGTCGTTTGGATATTTAGATGTTTCTTCTTTAGCTGCCTCTGTTTTTGTTTCAGTTTTTTTAGTATCATCTTCTTCATTCAGGTGAGTTACCCAACCATAGTCATCTGAAGTACTAGATTTCTCTTCTGGGCTCTCTGGAGAAGTTTCACTTTTGACTAATGTTGACTCTTCCTTAGTTTCAGATTTATCCGATGTTCCTGAACCGCTGTTAGCTGCATTTTCGAGTGTTACTGGTTCTGACTTAGCCACAGAACTAGTTGATTCTACATTACCTGTTCCTGTGTACTGATTTCCCTGATAAACTAAAGGTGTTCCCTTTGGAAACTTAGACTGAAGCCAATCTATAAACTCCTGGTCTGGGTTAGGAGCTGCATTATTTACAGAAGCCAATGCACCTGGGTCCCCTGGTTTTTCATTCCAGAAACTACTACCAAATATACCGCCATCTTTGAAATCACTATCTAACATATTCTTATTTCCTTTATTCTATTTGTTTTGTTGTCTAAGTAAAACAGTAGGGACTGTGTCCCATAACTATATATAATAATAAATCTATTTATAATTTATAAATCTAGAAATAATAATTATTATATATAGTTATGGGACACCTTACGGTGCCCTACTTTATTTCTTGGATAACAATCTAAAATTATTTATGCTTTGGAGCGTTTGTATTCTGAGATACTTCTTCCAAGTTCATTGTAAATGCTGCAATGGAAATGTAATCATCAGTTTCAATTCCAAATCTAAATGCTTTACCAACATTGTTAGGGAATGTAAACTCAATCTTTTTCAATGCAGTAGCATCCCAATCTTTGCTTGTTATTTTGAAATCAGAAGTAATACGACGAGGCATACTATCATGCATAACATCGCAATACACTTTACCAGATACTGTGTCATTTTTATTGTATCTAAAGAATGTAATATCAACAATAGCATTTTTGAATAAGCTATCATTTTTTCCAAGATACTCTGTTTCAAACTCAAGTGGCAGCCATTCAGTTTCATCAGTCTTATAAAGTCGGTATTTTTTATAATTGAAACCGTTTGCTAAAATCATACCTGAGTCTGTACCCTCAAAATGGAAAGCTGTATCAACATTTTCTATAACGGCCATATCATTCTGAGATTTAGCAATAATGTTTCCATCTTCTGTCAGCATATACAAAATCTGTTCACAAGAAGAATAAAGAGAATCAATAATCTTTCCTTCTCTGGCTAAACTATCAGCAATCTGTAATGTATTTGAACCTGTGAACAAATAAAGTCTTTTCTCAAATGGTGAATAGAAATAAGCTTCTGTTCCTGAGTTTGCCAAGAACTGCATACCCAAGGCATAACAAGCAAATGAACTTTCGGATGTTGTATCACCAGAACCTAAGTAGTAAATTGACTGACCATCGAATGAATAGTTGTAACCATAAATTGTAAAAATAGTTGAACCTTTATAAACTTCAGTTGTTGGGTTGTAAACTGGGAAAGTACTATTCTTTGTTCTGTACAATCGAACTGTATAGTCATCAGTCATATCAATATTAGATGCAAGATAGTTGATACCTGTTATGATAGATGCCAAACCCATTGGATAGAAATAAACTGTTGATGTAATGTACCAAGTAAACTCTTCTTTATCAATGTCGTAAGTAGCAACACCGTAATAAGCTGTTTCACCGGATGCATTACTTTCCATCTTTTTACTTGTCTGATACTTTATGTCTGTTGTATCAAGTGAGTGAGTATAATAATGAGCCACACCATCATCTTTGTAAGTAAACTGATTGTAAAGTAAAGGCTTTGTTATTTCCTTTTTGTTTGAAGCCAATTGGTATGTCAAGTCTTCTGTTTGAGTTGACTGAACTGCTAGTGATAACTGAACAGCAGGAAGTAAATAAGAAACTGCCCTATTCTTCATATCAGTCATATTTTCATTATAACCAGAAGCAGTAAAGTAGTTATCATTACCTTCAGTATCGGTATCATCTAATGGACTTGTTTTACCTGTAATAGCATCAAGAGTTATAATCTCTTCGCCATTGTATGCAATAAAACCTCTTTGTCCATAGAAAGATTCTGTAGAGTCAATAAACAAGTTGTTGCCTGTTAGAGTGTTTGTTTTATAAATGTAGTCAGCAACTTTTGTAAGCTGAACATCACCATTTCTTACACCTTTTAGAACAAGACCGTTACTGAATAATGCTGCTGTATTATCATCTTGAATAAACAACATTGAGTCAGCATGTTTAGAAACAGACGCTGAAGTCAATAATGTTCCATACATAGAGGTTGACATATACTGAAGTCCAAAATATTGGTCTTTCAAATTGAGCTCAGGAACTATATCAACATTGAATGGAATGTTTGAAAGTATTGCTTGGTCACCTAAGTTTGATGCACCAACAAAGTTTACCCAGATGTGGGAATTTTTATCATTTATCAAGTGGTATTTATAGTATCTTCCAGTCTGTTGAGCATCATTTGTCCAACCAGAAACAGTTGCTCTATCATTTGTAGATGTAGAAGCAACTAATGTAATTGGGTCCAAGTATTCAACACGGACACTGTTTGAGCCACTTACGGATGACAAACCAAAAGAAATTATTGCAGTTGGATATTCCTCAGCAAATCCTCTGTAATATGAAGTGCCATTATATTGCTGTTTGATTATACCTTGTCTAAAATAGCATCTTGCCCATCCAGGACCATAATCCCAATATCTACCTTTAGATTCAGCCCTGTTCATTATTGCATATTTATAAGGGAATGGGTTACAACCGTTAGTAATGGAAACAGTACCATTGCTCCAAGTAAGATTACCCCAAGAGTCTGAAAAATCAATCTGTTCAATTATTACGTTAGTTCCTGCTACAGTTGGTGTAGTAAATACAGCAGAAGATAAAGCAGTAAAACCACTTTTTGCGCTACCGTCGTATCCTCTTACATTTTTATAGTTGGGTGAAAGAATAAGAGGAACATTATTCTCCAAATCAAAACCAGCAACATAAGCTTTTGTTCCTGTTCTTGTTCTTGTATATCCACCCCATGCAGTTGCACCGTTTGCAGAAATTGCATTACTGTTCAATGAACTGTTAGATGAAATGTCCTGAGCATCTGTACCAGCTGAAATCTGTTGTCCATAGGCTATACCATTCGATAAATAAGTAAAATTATCTTGTGTAATTGTAATAGAAGATAATGAAGTGTTATTTGCCCTTGAGGAAACGGTAGTCAAAACAGGCTCACCAGTCAAAAGACCATTTGCGCCTAAACATCCCCAATATTTATATTTTACTGCGCCATTTTCAAATGTGAATCTTTTACGTAAGTCGGTATCATCTGTACCAATTGCTAGATAGTTAGTTGAGCTTCTTCTGTAAACTAATACATACAAGGTCTTACCAGTAAGATAAGCATAATCTGTTGTTCTTGTCTGAGTTATTTCTGCAGTATCACTTACTGTATATTCTGTTATAGTTGTTTTTGGTGTTGTGTAAACTGATTGTAAAACAAGATAAATAAAACCATCAGAATTTTTAGAAGCATTACGAGTATAGTTTGCCAACTTTACATTGAAGTAAAGAATGTCAGTCTGTTCAACTGAATATGTTTTTGAGGCAAGAACTTTGTTGTCAAAATCCGATATAACGATAGTGTAATCTCTTTCACCTTGCCAAACAGAATAAATCTTATTATCTTTACATAAGGCAGAGGTAAGTTCACCAGACCAAAGATTTGAAATATCTGCTACAGAATCAACAACGAATGAATTATCAATTGCATAAGTTCTTCCGTTTTCATCTGTCAAAGTACTGTTGTCTGTTTTTGTAATTGTATGCCCAGAAGTAGTAAATACTTTTGCCTCAGATTTATAAAACATTGGACTCAAAACAGATTTGAACTGCAATGAGTTCTTTTTATTGAGAACATCTTTTTCCTGTGTATCAATATTCTTTATAATGAAGTCATCCGCAGTGTTTACGAAAGAATTCAAAGGTATTGTCATATTACTCATTTTTAGTTTCCTCTTATCTTCGACTGAACTTTAGGGTTTGAATAGTCAGAGTAATGTGAAATTACATCTGATATATAGCTGCCTTTTGATGGTGCAGCATATAAGCCATTTGCTACATTAGCAGGTACATCAGGATATAAGTAATCCTTTCCGCCCCCTTTGAATGTAATGCTTACATCTTTAGTTCCATCATGATTATCTTTTATATTGAATGAATCAACTGCTGATGAGTCTGCAATAGTTGTCTGAGCTTTCTTATTCTTATCACCATCTAATTTGTTTTGTGCAAGTGTCTGATTATTGATACGAATTGACTTTGGTTTATTTACAGTAGCATTCTGCTTTTTACCGAAATCTTCAAACTGATGCTGGTTGATATGAAGCAATTTACCAAAAGCGTCAGATGTCATAACACTTCTATTTTGAGTGTTTTGTGCAGGTTGTGCAGAGTATTTTGTTTTATTAGCTTCAAGCAGTTTATTCCATTTATAAGGATCCTGTCCATAAAGCTCTTTGAAAAGTTTTTTGAAATCCTGTCTATTCATAGCTTTATTCTATTTGTTTTGTTGTCTAAAGAATAAAGTAGGGACTATGTCCCATAACTATATATAATAATATATTTCTAGATTTATAAATTATAAATAGATTTATTATTATATATAGTTATGGGACACTTTCAGTGCCCTACTGTATTTTCAGAATAACAAACTAAGAAGCTGCGTTTTTATCTGTAAGATATGTGTTTACTGCATACTTTACCGAGTCGGCAATATCTGGGTGGAAAACGTCATCATCAACTTTATAAATAATACAACCTTTTTCTTGATTCCATTGCCAAACTAATTGGTCACATTCCATATCGAAGAAGTCATCTTTCTTTATCTTCAAATTACCTACAGCTAACTCTTCAGCTAATCTTGCCCATTGATAATTTTCATCAAGCTTGTAAGCATTCTGAATGTTGAGTACACCTTGATTGTAAATATCCTGAGAAATCTGTTGGTGGCTTGAGTCAGCAATTACTTTGATGTCTTCCATAGGAACGTTGAACTCATCATGCAACTTGTCAACCAACTCTTTCATTTGTTTTACAATGTCAGAAGAAGCAGTTTTATTTTGTTTCCATTCTTTATAAAGTCTCATCTGACCTTTGGCTTCATCAATCAAAATTGGAGCGAATGAAGAATAGTCAGCCCAACCATAGTCAACACCAATGTATATTTTGTTTGGTTTGATGTCTACTGATGAATAGTATTGTCTTGTTGGTAATATCATTCTTTCAGTATCATAAGCAACTTCTCCAAGGTACTCACGTCTGAATGTTATGTTGTCTTTACTCCAATGATTATCAATCAATACTTGTTCAAGAGCATGCTGATAATCAGGAATAGTTGGGTTATCTTCCATTGTAAAATGAGAATGAGAATATGCAGGATCATTCAAAATCTTTTCCCACATTGTTCCTGCATAAATTGGAGCAGTTCCTAAACAAACTAATTCACCGCCACGACCTTTGATGATTGGACCAATAACATCTGTAAGTAAATAATAAAGGCCCTGCTGTGACTGCATCTCATCAATGATAATCATATATGAGTCGCGACCTCTAAGTTTCTCTCTTTCAGCTTTACTGTTGTTACCCCAAAGTTGGATATAATTTCCGTTAGATAATGTTATTGTATATGAACCAGCATCAATCTTTTGTGTTGCAATATGAGCGTCTTTTACAGCTTCTTTCAGTTGTTCCCAATACAAACCTGCAGTCTTTTCAAGTGTAAGACCCATGATAATGATCTCACGTTTCTTTTCATCTGTTTCAAGAGCTGCTTTCAACGCTAATCTTACAGCTGTATGAGTTTTACCTGCACGACGTCCCCACAACATTGTTTTCTTTTTGTTTGTGTCATCATAAACTGTTCTTTGATATGGAAACAACTTTTCACGCAAAAGATATTTTGAAAAGTCAGCATCTTGTTCTTTTTTACTATCAATGTATGCTTTAGTATCATCAAACAATTTAGAATAAATGCGCATAGTTGACAAGTTTGACCAAGCAGACTTATCCATATTCTTTTCTGCGTTTTTGAAAAACTTTTCCATTACATTTGAAAGATGAGAGTTTCCTTGTGTTTTTCCATTAGCAAAATACTCTTGAACATTTGTATAATAATCATCAACAGGATCATAATCTGGTCTAGGACGCACTAAGTTGCCATCTACATAAACACGAGAATTATTAGGATCAACTGTGATAGACTTTTTCTTTGACATAAATAAAAAGGCCCCCTACAATTCTATTTGTTCTTGTAGGAGGTCTATAAGGAGGTGATAATTATTTAGTTATGTTAGACGTTTCCGCCGTCTTCCATTGCTTTTTTGAGATCTTCAGCAAGCTGATCTTCTGAAACTTCATCTTCATCTTTTGTGTTGTCAACTGTTTCAGCTGGTTCTTTATCCTCTTCTGCTTTGATCTCTTCTTTGATTTCTTTCTCTTCTGCTCTTACAGCATCAAGACGTGCTTTCAAATCCTCAATACGAGATTTCATAACACCAGCTTCATCAAAGTCTTCTAAACCATAACCTTCAGTTCCTTTCAAGTCATCATAAAGACTTCTTTCAAGGTCATAGTCTTCACCAAACAATGCTTTGTAAGGACCAACCATTGGTTCAATTTCAGCGCCATAAGCTCCTTTGAACTTATCATAAGCTTCATTATCAGCATACTCATTTGCAGCTGATTCCAAAGAACCAATGATTACATCATTGCAAGTATGTTCCAACATTCTCAAACGTTTATCGAAGTCCTCTAAAGTGCCTCGAAGTTTATCTAAAAACTCTTTATTCATATCTCTTTATTCTCCGTTTATTTTTAGCAGCATTGCTGCTTTTTATTCTATTTGTTTTCTCTACCGTTTTTGTAGTCTGCGTATCTTTCAGCAAATGTTTTGAAGTTCATATTATCTTGAGATTTTGTTTTCTCAAAAATTACTTCATTTCCATCTTTCATCTTGACAGTAATCTTTACTTCAAAGCCGCTTGAAACTGTATCAGCAATCTGTTGAAGGTACATATAGTCCATATCAACTCGGGCTAGACGCCTCTGAGCTTTGCTGATCTCCGCTTCTTTCTTACATATTTCCTGGAACTTCTTCCATGCTCTGAACATTGTTATCTCCTTCTAATGGATTTGTTGCTTCAGTTGGACTAGCCATCTGGTCATTGTTATCTTGTGCTGGGAACTGATATGCATTTACCTGAGCTGCAGCACCTGTCAAATCCTGAGCAGCACCAGCGGACAATCCTTCTTCAGTAGCAGGAGCAATTTCCTGTGGCTGTTCATTACTCAAATCAGCAAAGCCTTCTTCATTCATTATTTCAAGCAATCTTGATTTGAGCTTTTCAAGTTTCATCACAGCTTCTAAATCTTTACTTGAATAAAGTTTATTTTCTTCAATGATAATCTGAGTCAGTAACTGCTGATAGCCAACGTAATCAGGAATGTCATAATTATCATTTTCAATAGCATTACTAATAGTTGCATCAATTGCATCCTGTACAGCCGAAGCGCCTCTATATGCTTCTTCAAGATCTGGTGAATCAAGATATAAAGCTACCTTGTCAGTTGTAATCAAACCAATCTGAGTCAACTGCATAATCTGCTGTATTTTAGTTGCAGGATCTTTTGATAATGCTGAAGCAGCAGAGAACTGAATCTTGAACAAATCTTTCTGTTTACGAATATCTTCCCAAGAGTAATCAGCTGTGTCAACAGATTTTGGAAGAATGTCACCTTCATTGATTTCCATAATAAGATTAGCTAAGTCAACGAATGCATGTACATAATTGTCAACCTGAGTCTGAAATCTATCGGATTCTATATCTTCCATTGTAGATAAAGCTGCACCAGAATCCAATCCTGCAGGTTTCTGTGACTGAGCTGAAAGCTGAGAAATGCCAATAATTTCATATGCTTGTTTTACATAACTGTCCAGTAAGTTCTGCCAAGAAGGATCAAAAGGCGCTGGTGTAACATTTACTACAGGAAGCTGATTCATTCCCGGTCCCATCTTTACAGTATATGCCATACCAGTTCTGTTAGAGATATCTTCTTTTGTCAATGAAGAACCCGCCTGAACGTAAGTAACGTTTCCAGGAGTCAACTGAGCTGCAGTAGATATTTTCTGATTGATAAGGTCAATGTTTGTTTGAATACCATCAAGTTCATCTACAACAGAAACAGTTTTTGTTCCAAATACTGGCCTTGTATGATAAATAGCAATAACAGGAACAACATCTGCTTTGTATGACTTATCCAATGCTTTAGCGTCGTTTACATAAGCTAACATTTTATGTTCAAGTACATCAAAGAAAAGTTTGAAGTTTACATATTCAGATGTATATTTTCCTTTTATTCCATATTTATCAAGCTGTGTAACAGGCATATTTTTATATTCAACTAAAAGTTTGGTAGGTTCACCATAACCTTTTTCTGTATTACAAACTGCTATTTGCCATGTTCCTGGAACTTCAATATCTTTTATAAATGGATTGAAGAAAATATACCCAATACCAAAAATACAAGCGTTGCGATACCCTTTACTGATTTTATCTTGAACGTGTTCTTTATCATAAATAATATCAAAATACTGTTGTGCCTGCTTTACAATTTTACGAGTTGAGAACAAACCATTTACAGGATTGAAGTAAGGCCTAACCTTTTGATTTGCCAACTTAGAAACCAATGCATCAATAACAGATTTTACAACATTGATTTTTGGGCTTTGTGCTAAATCTGAGTCCTGTATATTATAAAAACGATAATTCCAAATTGAGTCGTCATACTCAGTCATGTAGTTCAAATCAACAGTAACATCATTCATATAGCGAGCTAAGTTGTAACTATAGCGTTGAATGTTACTATCTATGATTGACTGAAGTTTTGTTTTACTCCTATCTATGTACCAATTGCTCATCTATGTATTTCCTTTATTCTATTTGTTATAAAAACAAAAAAGGCTACCCATTTCTGAGTAGCCTAAATATAGGAGGTAAGCGGTTTATAAGAACTCCGCCAAACTTATACTTCAATTAGAGAGAAGCAACACCAGCAGATGCTGTACGTCTAAGGATGAAGTTACCATAAACGTGAGCTGCAATCTCAAATGCAGGTCCGAATGAACCAGCTGTACCTTCAGTGATTGTGAACAATTTGTCCATATTCAACTTAGCTGTTGGCTGGTCTCCGATTCCCTGGTCACCTACAGCTTCAATGTCAGCCTTTCCAAGCTGGTCATTTGATACTGGGTCAAGTACCTTTCCTACACCATTGAGGTCGTA